CGCAGAAATCTGATTTTGGCCTTGCGCCCACGATGATCTTCGTGTAAAAAAGGATCGCTGGCGATGACCGTCATGGCGGCAAATTTGACTTGAAATCATTGGTAGTGTAACAGCTAAGGGTTCGATTCCCTCCGTCGCCTCCATTTAATAGAAAGGTAACTATGGATTCTGATTTAAAAGAACTTGGATGCATAGGCAGTGTTGGTTGTATTTCAATACTATTTAGTTTAATTCCTTTTGGTTTATTTGTTTGGGCTGTAGTCTACATTGTAGATGCCTTAAAGTGATATAGGACCTAGCTAAGTCTTTAAACTGGCTGTTTGCGGCATTGGCGTAGAGGTAACGTTCCTGGTTTCCACCCAGAGGTCATCAGTTCGATTCTGATATGCCGCTCAAATTTGGCTCCATAGTTTACCCGGTTTAGAATATTAGGTTTTCACCCTGAAGAACGGAGTTCGAGTCTCCGTGGAGTCACCAAATGGACATTTTAGATGAATTGATACAGTTAATCGAAAAAGCTAAAAGTCAGAATGTACGTATATTAAGTTTTGTCTTGAATGAAGAAGCCTATCCTGAATTTACTAATTCTTGTACAGCTTTAGATGACCAAGACTTAAACCTTCAAAACGTCCAGATTTTTCCTGGACGTTTAGCGCATCGTGCGCAGGCATTTCACATGACTCAAATGTGAAGTGTTATTGTCTCCAGAGTGGACCAAGGGAGAATTATCATGGTAAGTAAGAATCTATTTAAGACAACGGTTAAGAAGCAGCCTCCAGCAGCCTATGCAACGAACCTGGCAGGCGGCGTAGCCTATGACACGGGAGCAGAGCACAGCCTGGCGCAGTACGCCTGTACGGGCATGTTAGGTGGAACCTACTACGCATCGGACAAGGACGAGCTAGATAAGGTGCTAGAACTAGCCAAGAAGGTCACACCGCTGTTCCTAGCCAAGTGTGCTGTATACTCGCGTAAGAAGGGTTACATGAAGGATATGCCCGCAGTATTGCTTGCAGTTCTTTCTACCCGAGATGTTGAGCTGTTCAAGAAGACTTTTCCTTTAGTGTGTGACAACGGTAAGATGGTAAAGAACTTTGTTCAGGTGATGAGATCGGGTAAGGCTGGCCGTAAGTCACTAGGATCTGCTCCTAAGAAGGCAATTAAGCAGTGGTTTGAGAAGTCAGACAACGACTACCTGTTCAAGCAGAGTGTTGGCAACGACCCGTCTCTGGCTGACATTATCAAGCTGGTTCATCCTAATCCTAAGGAAAAGGAGACAGAGAACCTTTATGGCTACCTAATTGGTAAGGATTACGACTCTCGCAAGAAGTATCCTTCTCTTGTTAGGGAGTTTGAAGCTTTCAAGAAGGGTAAGCCTGATCAGCGTGTGGTTCCTGACGTTCCGTTCCAGATGCTTGCTTCTAGCAACCTTTCCGATAAGGAATGGTTTACGATTGCAGAAAATGGAGCTTGGCAGTTCACTCGCATGAATCTGAATAACTTCATGAAGCATGGCTTGTTTAACGACAAGAAGATGACCGCTTCTATTGCACATAAGCTAAAGGATCCAGAGCTAGTGGCTAAGTCTATGGCTTTCCCATATCAGCTATTCCAGGCGTACCGAAATACAAGAGACGTTCCTAGCAGCATCTCTAACGCGATTCAGGATGCCCTAGACCTGTCTGTTCGTAATATTCCTTCTCTTGGTGACGGTGTGCTTATCGGTGTAGATACTTCTGGTTCTATGCAAAGTGCAATGGGTAAGGCTTATTCGGGTGGAACAACTGTTTCCGTTAATGAAGTAGCTGCTCTTTTTGCTAGTGCGATCCTTCGTACTTCAGAGGATACCCGTGTATTCCGTTTTGATACTTCTTGTGAGGAAATCACTAAGAAGCTAAACTCAAGAGATAGCATTATTTCAAACCTTACTAAGATCGCATCAAACGGCGGCGGAACGGATTGTGGCTGCTTCATTAAGAAGCTGAACGATGAGAAGGCTGTTGGAGACACTGTTATTCTTGTTTCAGACAATGAATCTTGGGTTCGTAGAGCAGGTTATTCACGTCATGGACTGCCTACCAGCTTCCAGGCTGAGTGGGAAATCTACAAGAAGAGAAATAAGAATGCTGTACTAATCTGCATTGACTTGACGCCTGGTGCTACGTCACAGGCTCAAGGTAAGGATGTTCTATTGGTTGGTGGTTTCTCAGATAACGTCTTCAATGTTATCTCGAAGTTTGTAGAGTCTAAGGGTGATAGCTCATTTTGGGTTAAGGAAATTTCGGAGTCTATTAAGCTGTGAATGATGAAAAGATATTACACGAGTTGACTATAGCCATCAAGGATGATATTCATAAGTTTGAAAGTAGATCTAAGAAAACTAGCAAGCTTATGAAGTTCTTGAACTTCTTCATTCAAATCTTTAATAAAGACTTTATGGAGAGATATTCAACAACCATCTACCCTAATGTTTATTTTCCTGATAATTTCAGTACAAATATGCGGTGGGAGATTCTAGCTCATGAATGGGTCCATCTAAGGGGAGGAAAGAAATCCCAGTTTCTATTTTCCTTGAAGTATCTTTTCCCACAGTGGCTAGTTGTTCTTTCTTTCCTTTCTTTCCTTGCCATTCCGTTTAGTAACTTTTGGTTACTAAACTTGCTCTGGCTGGTTTTGGTAGCTCCTCTACCCGCTTATTGGAGAATGCAAGAAGAACTGGATGGTTATACAATGAATCTTGTAATTGATAAGACTACAAGAGGTGCAATTTCTCCCTTTTACATAGATTTCCTGGAGTTACAGTTTACAGGTCCTGGTTATTACTTCATGTGGCCATTTAAGAAAAACATTGCTAATAGGTTGTCAACAAGAGTAGGCCAAGTATTAACAGGACAGTATGATAAGATTTACCCTTACTCAAAGGTAAGAGAAATAATCATACTAAACAAGTAAGCAGCGTCGTTCTCGATAAAATGGTTTCTAATTCAAGCCCATATCCCTTAATTGCGGATATGGGCTTTTTTATTGGAAAATTTACTAGAAAATGCTAATATAGGCTCAGGGTATTATCTGATGTCTAAGTTTCTTGAATTCAAGTGTCCTCACTGCGGAGATACAAAGACTCCAGTTTTCTTGACAGACACACCTGTTTTTACTCCTTGTTCCTGTCAAGCTTCAATGGTTGAGATAGAACGCAATCATAGAGCTGAAATAGAGAAGCGTAAGCAGCATAGCACCCGACAACGAAGGGACCGTCGTAAATGAAGAAAATGGTGCTTGATAGAGAACAGCTGGTAAATGACAGCTTCTCTAATTTAATAGAAGCAGCTACTAAAGTTAATCCTAAACTAGGGGCAGCTCTTTATAATAAGTATGAAGAGGATAGAAACAACTTTATTGATGCTATACATAAAGAGGTAAATTCACGAGAAAAAACCTCTTGGGCTAAGCCGCATTGTACAAAGTGTTACGGATCGGGTATAATAGGTACTCGCGACAACGTACCTTTGTATTGTCAATGCATAAATAAACAGTTTTCAAAATGGATTAAGGTATTTCGCAAAGAATACAAACAAAGGGACATGACATGAGTAACAATAGACGAAGACCACCAGTAGTAGATGCTACTAAGATTAGAAAAGTAACTAGACAGCCTATAGTTAGTAGCCGTTTAGAAGATACTGAAATGACAGAAACTGGTTATGTAGAATCACATACGGAGACTCCAGGCTTCACTGTGTTTTCCGAGTACATTGCTCCAGGTGGAGTAGGTGCGAAGCTTTGTCACGACAAGAAGACTCGTGTTTATCGTGTAATCTCCGGTCAGTGTCGCTTTTTTGATTTTGCTGAAGATGCACCATCCTCACAGATCCTTACACCCGGTAAGACTGTTATTTGTAAGCCAGGAATGACCTATCAGCTAGTTTCGTGGGGTAACTCTCATGTAGAGCTAATGATTGTTGAAGATTCAAAGTACGCTGCAAGACTGACAATTATCGAGCCTGCCTCTTCTGTAAACAATATGGTTATGCCGCTAGCAGCTGGACCTGAGAGTAACGTAGTGGCTCCAACCCAGGAGTCTAAGAGAAAGTCTTCTGAACTAGCTGCACAAAATGCAACAGCCATTGCGGCTAAGCGAGTAGGTAGAGATCAAGGAATTGGTCCTGCTAAGCTACCTCCACAGTTCGTCCCAGAAGGACTGAACGCTAGACCAAGCATGGGTAACGAATAATATTACATGACTCTTCTCTTCATCAGAAAAGCTAATATACCTCCAACTAGGGTAAGTCCTGCTGCAAATCAAGCAGGGAATGCTTCTCCTGCGCCTGCTGCTAAGACTCAACCTGCTAAAGTAGGTCGTCCTAAGGCTGACGGTCCTGACTTATCTAATGCTCAGTGGGTTTCAAAAAAGGACTATCCTGATGGTCCTCCTGCAGGAATGATTAGTGAAACTGACCAGGGGTATTATATTCCAAAGGGAGCTGCAACACAGCAACAGCCTATTGAAGAAGATGACGGAGAAGAAGTTACTGATGATGAGGTTAGTGAGGTAGAGCCTCCTTCTCCTCCTAATGCTACGCCTCACGATCCACAGGATGCTACGGATCCTTTAAAGAACGATGATGGATCAGCCCATGGCACAGAACCATTGGATGCTGATCCATTTGGTATTAAAGAGGTTTTAGCAGGAGAGAATGCACAACCAGAAGGAACAAAGACTCTTGTCCCTGATAAGTTTGCCGCACAAGCGGATACTAGACAGACTCAGATTCTTCAAAACATCTCTCAGCAAACAGGCGAAACTCCTTCTATTAAAGAAGTGAGAAGTATTCCGTTAGCTGAGAGAGATAGTGCTGGGGTTGGTGGTACCTCTAAGCCTGTTTCCAAGAAGAAAGACAGCGCCGGAATTCCTTCTGCCAAAGATGACACTTCTAATCATAAAGAGGCTAGAAGAGGCAAGGAATTTAAGCTTCCTGAAAAGAAGAAGAAGAAGAACTCCGACTCTGCTAAGACGGCTGTAACTAAGCCTATTCCCAAGGATGGTGGGGTAGACCCTTATGCAGCCACTGAAGTGGGCAGCCTCGCGGACATGGGCACTCCCATCGGCGCGCAGCGCGGGGTCGTTCCTAAGACTGTCATTCCTGATGATGAGCCAGGACAAGAGGCAGCAGCTGCTAAGAAGGAAGCTAACAAGAAAGTTGTTCAGGAAAAGGCAGCCAAGGCTGATTCTAGCCGGAAAAAGATTGCCACAAGTGACATTAAGAGTGCTAAGAAAGACCAAGAACACGCTTTAAAAACTGGTGAAGAAGCGAAGAAAGCTAAAGAAGCACATAGTAAGAAGGCAGCGGCTTTAAAGGCTGATAATAATAAACTAACTGCTAAACATAAAGTTCTGCAAAATAAACTGGCTGCTAATGAGAAGAAAGTAAAATCTCTAAAAGATAAGAAAAAAGCTAACCCAGAGCTGGATATTACAGAGCAGCTAGATAAATTAACCCAAGAAAAGTCTAAGCACTCTGCTGATATAAAGCGTGTAACACAAAAAGCAACGGATAATCATTTTGCTTTAAAAGAATCTGAAAAAAAAGTTAATGATGCGGATCAAGCACATAACGAAGCCACTAAAAAGGCTAAGGATACTGAAGGCGTTTCAAAACACGAATTACCAGAAACAGCTGATCAAAAGCTAGCTCATCAACAACATGTTTCCTCCGCAAAAAAGAAATTAGCCAATGTAGAGGCTCATTTGGAAAATGAGCCTGATAATAAGGATTTGTGGACTTTACGAGATATTTACGCTGAACAGGCTGATATAGAGCACATGCCAGGGTCTGATGACATTAAGGCAGTTAAACGCGCTGATTCTTTTGCCAAAGAGAAGGGTGTTGATAAGCACCCTGATGGAGATACTGCAGGTAAAACAGAGTCGAAAAAGGACAAAGCAGATACAGAGAGAAAGACTAAAACAGACGCAGCATCTAAAAAGAAACTTCCAGAATCACCAGCAGATAAGCTTGCACACAAGGAACACACCGAGAAGGCTAAGAAGCAACTGGATAATATAGAAGCTCACCTCGCACAGGATCCTGACAATGAGGAATTACAGAACTTAAGAGAGGTATTTAAAGAACAGGCAAATATTGAACATACCCCTGGTTCTAGTGATAAGTCTGCTCTAAATCGTGGAGCATCCTTTTCCAAAACTAGAGGTGTTGATAAACATCCTGACGAGATCAAAGCTGAAAAGGATGCAGCCGATCAAAAGGAAGCAGAGAAGCAGGCTAAGACTGAAGCCACAGTAAAGAAGCAAGAAGAAACAGCCCAAAAGAAGCAAGCTGCTCTTGAAGAAAAGGCGAAGCAGAAAGCTGAAGCTGATGCATTGAAACAGCGTAAGAAGGACAATCCTGATGAGAAACGCAGTAAAGCCAGCTCTGGACGGTCTTCTAATGCCATGTCTTCTTATAATTCCGGTGGTTCTGTTGGTAGTCGTATAGGTGCTCTCGGTACTAAGGGTGGAGCAACACAGGCTATAAGTCTTGCAGCTGAGGTTCCTAAGGGAGCAGTATCCGCTGGTCACCATCTACTGGCTCGTAAGAAGGAAGAGAAGAAGGAAGAAAAGCCCGAAGTAGATCCTAAGGACGACCCGCTTAAGAAAGACGATCCTGACCAGAAGAAGGCAGTAACTAAAAGTATGAAACTTTACATTAAAAAGGCTATTGGCCAAACACCCAACGCTTCCATTAACTCGTCCGATAAATCTCCAGAAGAGAATGAGGAAGACCACGAAAGCTCATACAAAAAGCGTACTGTTGGAGTAATGGGTGGAGATGCCTCAGAAGACACAAAGGGTTCAGGTCGTAAAATGAATGAACCTCATAAGAGTGTTAAGAAAGGTGAGAAATGAGTAAATGGGATAAGGCTCTATCTTCTCAGGATTATCGAGGAGTTGCATTTACGCAAGAGTCTTTAGCTAAGGGTAAGTACTCTCCTAAAAAGCCTCCAGCAGGGATTAACTCCTTGCTTGAGGACCCTATGGCTATTCAGTATGCTATGGGGTACAAGGATCGTAAGTATTCACTTAGCTATGATGTTCTTAAGCGTATTCCACAGCAGTTGGCTATTGTTAATGCTATTTTTCAGACTCGTATTAACCAGATAGCTTCTTTCGCTGTTCCTATGCGCATGTCCAAGTCGCTTGGTTATGAGGTAAAGCATAAGGATCCTAGCCATAATACTACAGATGCTGAGCGTGAAATGATTCAATCTATTGAAACTTTTATTTATCAGTGCGGCGCTAGCTCACCTAATCCGCATAATGAACGTGCCACAAAGCGTGATGATTTTGAGACTTTTCTACGTAAAATCGTACGTGACTCACTTATGTATGACCAATGCTGCTGGGAGATTGTTCCTAACCGCAAGGGTGAGCCATATGAGTTCGTAGCTGTAGATGCATCTACTATTCGCTTTGCAGAACCAGATTCAGGCTTAGGCCCAAATGATAACTGGTATGATAGAAATCCAGTGTGGAGTGAGCGCGGAAATGCTCATGAAGGAAGTCCTTACAGAACTAATAACTATAAAGACTTTTATTCACGGCACAGAAAAGACCAGAAGCCTGCATTCGTACAGATTGTAGATGGCCAGATTCACACAACCTATACAGCGGATGAGCTAGCCTTTGGCGTTAGAAACCCAAGAACTGACCTCGCTATTCAAGGTTATGGCTATTCAGAGCTAGAACAAGCTATTACGATTGTAACTTCTCACCTTTACGCAGAAGAGTACAATCGCCGTTTCTTCATGCAGGGCTCTGCCCCTAAGGGTCTTCTAAACTTCAAGGGTGATGAGATGACTCCTGACATGCTTGAAGGCTTTAAGCGGCACTGGAGAGCTAATCTTGAGGGTGTAGAGAACTCATGGAAGACTCTTATTACTCAGAGTGAGCAAGGCGTCGAATGGATTGACCTTCAGAAGACTAACCAGGATATGGAATATTCCCAGTGGGTCGAGTATCTTTTAAAGATTCTCTGTGCTCTGTTCCTCATTGACCCTGCTGAGCTAAACTTTGATCTTGCTGGTGGTGTATCTCAAACTCCTCTGTTTGAGTCTTCCTCAGAATGGAAGCTTAAGGCATCACGAGATCGTGGTCTTAAGCCAATGCTTCGTTTCATTGCTAAGCTTATTAACGAACATATTGTTAGTAAGATTGATGATAGATTCACCTTCGATTTCGTTGGTCTAGATGAGTTAACTGAGAACGAGAAGCATGAGCTTCGCGTTGAGCAGCTAAACAGCTACAAGACCATGAATGAAATTCGTAGAGAGCAAGATCTTCCTGACATCGAGTATGGTGATGTGCCTAGCAGCCCTGCTTATATTCAGGCAAGAGCAGCTCTTATTCAGGAGAAGATGCAGCAAGAACAAGGTGCTGCTGGCGGTCAACCAGCTCCAGGTGGTGCTCCACAAGGCGGCGGGCAACCAGCGCCAAGTGGTGAGGATGACAAGGAAGAGGAAGAGGATTCTCCTGCGTATGCTGATAGATTTACTAAAGCATTACCTCCGATTCTTGAAGTAAGTTTTGATGACGACGAATGGATATCTATAGTTAGGGACGTATGATTTCTAAGTTTGGTTACAACAAGGATGGCTTTAAGCTGCAGGATCGTTATCAATTTCATGGTTTTACTATTGAAATTGAGCAGAAGAAGGGTAGCCGTAGAGATTGGGTAGACGAAGCCACTGGTGAATCTGGCTCAACATTTATGCACTATGACTATGGCTATATTCAAGGAACCCTCGGATCTGACCAAGATGAAGTGGACGTCTACATTGGTGATGACGTAAATGCAAAAAATGCTTATATTATTCAGCAGATGAAGAAGCCCGACTTTATTGAAGTTGATGAGCAAAAAGTAATGCTTGGATTCTCTAATGCTAATCAGGCAAAGGCTGCATACATCAAACAATACAATGATCCAAGATTCTTCGGCGGTCTGCTAACCGTTACGCTAGATGAGCTGCGGAGTAAGCTAAACAGCTATCGAGGGTCCATTATGAAGGGAATATTGTTCCCTTCATTGAATAGTATACATACTTCTGCTACAATAACGGATACTGGTGTTTACCAGAAAGGTTTAATTATGTCTAAAGGGTTAACTCCAGCACAACAATATGCACTTAGTAAGGATCCCAACGCGGTTCCTTTAGCGCAGATTTCCCGAGATAAACAGTATGTAACTCCATCGGCAGGGTTAGGCACTTCTCGTGTAGCTTTGCCAGGTGAGCCTCCTGTAGTTCCTGTTCGCCGTGTAGAAGCTCCTCTAGCTGATCGCCCAGCTTCTATTTCAGCTCCTCGGCTAAACTACGATGTCAATAAGCCATTTGACCAGTCAGCTAAGGAGTATTACAAGAGATGATGCAGCTTATTATTCGTAAGTCTAAAAATCCTGGTACAGGTGAAGAACGCGACGGACAGTACGCTGCTCGTACTCAAATTGGTTATGAGAAGGATGGCTCTCCCATGTATCGTTACTTTAAGACGATGGAAGAGTACAAAACCTATCTGAAGAATAAGGATGGCGGGGATAAGGATACCAAGCCAAAGAAGGATGACGATGATGATCCTTCACTAAAGGAAAAGCTTGATAAAGAACAAGCACAAAGTCGTCGTAAAATCAATAAGCCAGGTAAGCAGAGCTTACTTGTTAAGAAGGATAAATAATGCTGCGTCCACCAAGATCTCCATTACTTGATAATGAGCTTTTTAAGAGTTATGCTGGTAGTTTTGCCGGAGGAACTGATTACTCTCAAACTGAGAGTGTTCCTGAGGCTGTAACTCCTGGATTCAACAACGGTCGTCCAATGACTGAGCGATCAACAGGTTGCTTCATCTTTCGCAGATATTGCAACGGAATGCTTGATATTGAGTATGCAATTGCTAAGGTAGTAGATTGCCTTCACAAGGCTAAGCTAGGTGTTGTTCCTCTTAATGATGATGAAAATACCATTCTTGGTGTTTGTTTTCCTGGAACGTTTAATACTATCGGTCATGGAATGCTAGATAGTAGCATTCGCCATACGTTAAAGCTAACTCCTGAGGAAGTCAGTCAGATTTGCAGAGGAGTCGCAGCCCATCTTTCTGGTGAACTTGACTACTTCTATTCCTCACACTCTGTATGAAGATTAAGACTAATTTAAAGCCAGAACAACTTCAGCTTATAGCCAAAGGCTTGACTAAGCTAGCTGGAGAAGATAAGATACCTCCTCTGGCTAATCAGGCAGAGACAGACTTAATGAACGCAGTTTCTAGTTTGTTTAGCGATATGACTCTGAGTTTACAGCAGGATTTAAGCAAGATTTTTAAGGAACAACAACATGGATAACTGGGCACCAAGATCAAGACAGCCAATGAACTTAAATGGCTTATTTCCTGTAAGTAATGGAGCAGTAACCATTGCGAAGAGTACTCCAATGCAGCGTCAACGTGAGCTTGATGGTACTCCAATTACTCGCGGAAATGTAACAAGACTACAGCCTCCTGGTGAACGTCTTATCATTAAGTCAGCTTGTAAGGCTGATCTTCCCCAAGAGGATGACGAAGTTACAAAGCTAGCGAAGGCTCAGGCTGTAGTTAAAGCATTCATGGAGCAGTAATGGCTCTTTCAAATAAGACTTTAGAGGGGATTCAAAAGTCTGTAAAACTTCACCTTAACTGGCTCATTAAGAGCATTGTGGGTGAAGAAGCTCTTACAACTGCTGAACTTAAGGATTTGGAAGGTTTTACTCTTCTTCCAAGTTCTAGTCTTGATTTTATCAAAAAATCTTTTTTCTTAGGAAGACTTAGCGCTATTCTTCGAAAGAAGGAGTACAAAGAAGTTACACTCTCGTCGGTTGAGAAGGCTATGCAAACAGCAACGCTTTCTCCTATTGAGCTATTAGCTATTCAAGAAGCAAAACAAAGTGCTGGATTACACTTCAAAACCCTTGCTGCAGATATTGAAGCAGGTATTTACTCCAAGTTAGCTGCAACGAACCTGGCTGTTGTTAATGAGGCAACCGTTCTGAACATTGTCCGGGATGAAGTAGCTTTAGCTATTCTTGAACATAAGACATGGACTACTCTTGCAGAAAATCTATCCCAAAGCTTAAAGACTGAAAACTCTAAGAAGATTCAGAAGATTGCGCGTACAGAGCTACACGCTGCCAAACAAAAAGGAATCGTTCAGGCTATTGCAAACAAGATAGACATCTATGGGATTTCAGATGGCCCTGATTCTCTGGTCAGTGTGGTAACACATGCAGGCCGTTGTGAGGATTGTGCTTCTCTTTATGAAGAGAATGGATCCTACAAGATTTTCAAGCTCTCTGAGCTGCTGAAGAACGGTACAAACGTTGATAGTAAGCACACAAGAGAGAACGGACTTCACAATCATTGGAAGCCAGTAGTTCCTCCAGCTCACCCTGAGTGCTTTCCAGCAGGAACTGAAATATTAACTAGACATGGTTGGAAAACTATAGAATCAGTTCAAGTTAATGAAGAGGTACTATCTCTAGACCCTGAAACAAAAAACCTAGATTATGTTCCTGTTAAGCATACTGTTAAGTCTTTCTCAGATACTTTGCTGGAATTCTCTAGCAATAACTACTCATTAACATGTACACCTAACCATGAGTTAGTAGTTTTAACAGATTGGCAACATAAGAATAAAAAGAAAATACAAAAGATTCCAGCTAATAAAGTAACTAAGTCTAGTTATCTTTACAGATCTTCAGAGTGGGTTGGTCAGCTAGATGATTCTTGGGATATGTTTGGTTTTACTCCAGAACAATTTTGTGAGTTCATGGGTTATTTTTTGTCCGAGGGTTCTTTACACCCGTATCCAGGACAGATAGACATTGCTCAGTTTAAGCCTGCCTCAAAGCAAACAATGCTCTCTGCACTAGAGAAGATGCCCTTTAAAACTGTATCTTCCTGTAAAACTGGCATTTACCTTAAGCATAGGGAACTGTGGGAATATCTAAAGCAGTTTGGAAAATCTAATGAAAAGTTTATTCCAGAAGAAATTAAATTATTACCACCAGAATATATAACTATCTTTTTAGATGCATTTGCCTTAGGGGATGGTCACCGTCGTCCTGTTAAACAGTGGAAGGGGGGCAAGTTTAGAGAGGAACTTGTTTTCTTTACGTCATCAGGTAGGTTATCATCTGACATTGGTGAACTATTATTAAAGACAGGTTTTGTTCCTTCTTATAAATTTGTTAATCCTACAACAGTTGTTCATCACAACGGCACATACACAGACAAGCATGGAATTTGGAGAATCAGTCGTTGTTATAACAAACAAGCCGCAGTCTCTTACATGACAATTACTGAAAGGCCACACAATAATGCTGTATACTGTGTGGAACTTGAGAAGTTTAACACGCTATACATTAGACAGAACGGTAAATGTACTTGGGCAGGTAACTGCTTTTGCGAAATCAGATATCTTCCCCCTGGCGCTGTATGGCAGGGTAAGACTTTGGTTCTAGCCGCTCCAGAAGCCCTTCAGAAGGCCATTGGAGACTCCAAGCTATCAGCGGTTCAAAAGCCAAAGGGACCGCCTCCTAGCGGCCCACAGGCGCCCGCAACACCAGGCAATGTTCCTGGTGTGGCTTCACCAGCCAAGGCAGTCGGTACTGCTGGTGCTAAACCATCAAGTAAAGCAAATTCAAATCCTACGGGTATTAAGTACGAATGGTATAAAGGTAAAGGACAACCTCCATCCGGTGATAACTGGGAAGCTGCTGAAAAACGAGATGGTTCCACTGGTTGGAAAAGACCTGTTGGTTCCGGTAAGCATGGGTCAGGTCAAGAAGATGAGCCGGTAGATCAAGAAGCTGTGGATGAAGTACTAATGAATGCTTCTAAGGCGTTTGGACTTGCAGGTCATTCATCAAATACAATTCTTGAAAAACTTAATACAGCAAAGATTGCTGCTGTTAAGGGAACAGATGAGGGAACAAAGGGACAAACAGAGTCCTATGTTGTAGCATTAGAGGACGGTCCCCGAGCAATTCTTAAACCCCCAGCAAACTTCAATAATGTATACGTGTTAGCAGGAGCTGCATATGGTGATGGTATGCAAAGCATACCTGTTAATACAGGACATAGACGAGAAGAAGCAGCATATCACGGATATAACATGCTTGGGTTAACAGATGCTGTTCCTCCTACTACAATAAGAGAACACGAAGGGATAGACTGTTCGATTCAAGCTTGGTCTGAAAATCATAAACCTGTTTGGAAATCTATTCTTGAAGATGGGGATACAAAGTTACACAAAGAAGCTGCTAAATTGTATGGTTCTATTCATGATGCTCCTGATAACTTAGTTCAAGTTATGTTGGACATGGTTCCTGCAGATAAAAGAGAAGCATTTATAGAACAGCTTTCAGCAGGGACTGTGGCTGCTATGGTGTTTAATCATAATGATCAGCACTTTAATAATGTTTTAATTGACCATGATACCTGGGAGTTAAAATTTATTGATAATACTGCTGCATTTGGCAATGGTCTTGAGGGGTGTAAGCAACAGGCTCATATGGAAATGCATAATATGGGCATGAAGCTTAAAATACCCGAAAAGCTTCAGACTCGAATGGCTAATACTACTTTAGGTGATGTTAAAAGATCTATCGGGCCTTACATTGAGGATTGGGCTGTAGGTCAAACATATTTGCGAATGAAATATATGTTACATCTTCAAGATACTGAGGGCCACTTAGATTACGAGAAGTTTAGGCCCACAATGGGATATGGTGCTGAAAAGTATGCTGATAAGCAAGTACCACGTCCTGGAGGATTCTGGGCAGGAACTGATGGTGATCAGTATGAAGAATTTCATAGAAGAAAAGATGCAGGTTTATTGCAAAATCAGTTGTTTAATTCTTTTGCAAAACAATGGCTAAGTGATGCTGAAAAGTTGCCAGATGATCATCCTGATAAGATCGCGGCAAAGGAAATTGCAGATATTGGAATTTTCTTGGGTCCAGGTATGGCAACTGGTGCAAC